CGTATACATTAAAATATCTAAATATTATTGTATCTAACCCAAAAATGTTTGTATACATTGAACATAATTTTTCTCCAGCAACTTTAGAAATTGAGTATGGGTTTAAACAATCGTCTGGCTGTGTTTCTTCATTTGGTATCTCATTTCTTCCATACGCAGAAGATGTTGAAGAATACACTACCCTTTTAACATTTGCTTCTTTTGAACATTGAAGCACTGTTGTAGTTCCAACTACATTTGTTCTTACAGATCTTATTGGATTCTTTATTGTTCTTTGTATTCTTGCTTCTGCTGCAACATGAAATACATAATCAACCCCATCATAAAGACTTCTTGTATTTTCATAATCGCATATATCTAACTTATAATTTTTTGCATTTTCGTTCCAATAAAAACTATCGTGTGATTCAGATGATTCATTATCAATAACAATAACTTCATGACCTAAATTAATTAAAACATCAACTATGTTTGATCCTATAAATCCAGCACCACCTGTTACTAGGTATTTCATTTTATTGCCTCATCAATAGAAAAAAATGGTTTATAAAAATCTTGATCATTTTTCATCTGATTAATTTTTTTTGCATAATTAATAAAGTGTGGCTGTCTAATGTCCATCCCCATCCTTACTGTCATATTTTTTTCTGTTACTTGAGAATAATGCAACAACTCTTCTATAGTTTTAATTTTATATTTTTTATTCATCTTCGTATATCTTAAAATTCTGTGCCAAAGTTCTGTATCAGAACTACACATATAGTTATCATAATATCCAAATATTTCAAATGATTTTTTAGAAAAAAAAGCATGAGCATGGTTTGGTATTAATTGTCCAACTTTTGAAAGCCATTCTGGGGGGGTTCCGCCAATTCTTAAATCATAATCTTGAACTGCAAGAACATCATCGTCTTCAAAAATTTTCATTATTTTTTCAAATCTTGTTGAGTCTGAAAAATCGTCTGCGTCGTGTGTTGTATAGACATCAAAATTTTGTTTTTCTAATAGTTTTATTCCGACATTTTTACTATAAAAGCAGCCACCATTCTTAATATTATTTATTAATTCAATATTATTGTTTTTTAGATATGGAGTTATTTTTTCCAAAGAGCCATCAGTAGAGCAGTCATTTACAATGCACAATTTAAAATTTTTAAATGTTTGATTGATAACACTATTTATTGCTCTTTCAATATATGCTTCATCATTATATGTTGGCATAACAACTAATAAATTTTTCACTTTACTCCTTTTAATTAGAAAATGGGCCTAATATAATTTTAGACCCATCTTCTATAATTAAACTACTTTTTTTTAGCAGTTTTCTTTTTTGGTGCACTTTTAACAGGCACAATCTTGCCAAGAGCATCTGAAATAATACCAGTGTCTGGTAATACGCCAAATGATTTGTCATTAGGATTGAGCGCTCTCAATGCAACGGGCGCTAAAGCAGCAACTAGTGCAGCCCATAGATCCTTTGGATCAGTTACGCCAGCCATATAAAGTGCAATTACTGCACCAAGAACAGATCGTCCGTATGATGCTATCATTGCCTTTGTCTTATCGTTTAATAAGTTATTCATTATTCCTCCTAGGATATAATTTGTGTTATTGTTGTAAACCCAATCCATAGACCAATAATTCCTGCGACTCCCGCAAAAACTGGTGGTGCTGGGACTGGTAATTTGAACGCAGCAAATATTACACCACATCCAAAACCTGTTAATACTGATAATAAGATTTCTTTCATCAGTTATACTCTTTCTTTGACCAAAACTGTTTTTTATATCCATCAGTAAGGAACCTGCGTACAGAATAATTTGTACTTTTTGCATATTTTTCATCGTACTCTGATGCATCTGAATTCCAAATTTCTCTTTTAATAAAAATCATTTGATACATTGGAGTTCCAGCAGGAATTACTCCAGAAAAACCCTTTTTTAAAACAAACGGAACAGGTCCAGTAATTGACCACTTATCTGTATCAATGATGGCATTATGCGTCATAAATGGTAAATCAAATCTATTCGCTGGATGAAAGTATAAAGTACTATATCCAGTTGGAGTTTTTGGTTCCCAGAAAGTGTTCCAATGAAATTCTGTCTTGTAGTAATTAGGAAAATGTGGCATAGAGTTTGATGATCTGGTGTTTTCTCTTCTAGTTGAGATTGGTCTAAATCCACCATTCCATTTGTAAATAATTTCTGGGTCATCTTCTTCTGTATTACAATCAAACCATACATCGCATGGAAGTTCTTGCGTATAGCCAGAAGTTAATGAATCTAAAAACGGTATGCATTTTTTAGCAGTAAAGTCTGCTCCCGATCCATCTATATTTGGAACGTCTATTGGCATATCTTTAAACCATTGCGGAAGATACCTTTTGCTTGATTGTGGTCTTGGAATGACAAATTCTACGTCTTTGTCTTTTGGAATAAATAAAACCTTTTGACTATTTTTCATATGTTTTAAAATTTTCTTCTGGTAAAAGCGCTAAAAGTCTATCAGAATAGTTGTCCAAACCTTTTACTTTTAACTCATCTGAAACCTCTTTAATGGTTTGCTGTGACTTTTCAATGTACTCAAAAGCCCAATCTCTTGAGTCAGAGAGAAACTTTATAAAGTTTTCTTTATGTATTGTGTCGTCAGACATACTAATGCCGTTGTTTACTTGAGAGTTCAATTCTTCAAGTGCCCTGGTTTTTATAAAAAGTTCAGCCAATAGTAGGTTAGATTTTTTTAATTTATCAAAGGTAGCCCAATAGGATAGTCCAAAGGAAAAAGACAGGGTAGCAAAAAATATCAAAAGGATCATTTCCATACTATCTATTGTACCGCATTCTGGTCAGCATTAAAAGTCATCTTCCTCAATGTCAAATAAATCTAAGTCTGATAACTGACTAAGTCTTGAGGCAAAAAATAAATTAATTGCAACAAGAGCAGATATTGCTAACAGTATTAGTATAATTATTTTCTTTTTCATTTTGTTATTATTGCTCCACATCTTATACAGCCTGAATAGTTTTTACCAGTGAACGGACAAGAGCCAGCGTCAACAAGGTTGTGTGTTTTAATTTTACAAATAAAAAACATACCAATTTGTTTTATCATTTTACTGCCTCCCTAGTTACTAAAACGATAGCACCGTTTACTTCTAGTGCATTCTTTAGTTGTACTACATACTGAAGTGCTGCCATTTTTTCATCATGTAACATTTTTAAAAATTTATATTCATCTAATTTTATAGTAAGAAAGTGTTCGTTGTCAATAATCTCTACGCCAAATCCTTTAGGAGGTGTAATTGAATGCACAGCCCTACGCATTTCGTTCGTATACATTACTTTCTACCCCATTGTATTTTATTCCAACCACGTTCATGTGCGTAGTAAATAAATATCTTAACAACTGTTTCCCAAAATGCAATCGTTACAGAAAGTGAAACGTTCTTTGTTATAACATAGGCAACTGCAACAGAAGATAGTGTTCCCCATATGCGATAACTTAATGCCTTAGCAAATGATCGTACTTTAGTTACTGTCATAGGTCTATGTCACTATCGTCTAATCTTCCAAACTTTTTTTCTATAACATAAACCATTACCCCAGCAAATACAAACGATATTATAAGAGCAATTAATGTATCCATAACCTATATTCCCAATTCTTTACGCTTTTGCGTAGCAGAAATTGCATGAATGTCTGCCCCCAAATCTACTTGTTCAATTTTGTATCCCACGTCACGACCATAGACAATGTTGGTAATATTTGGCAAACGCAATACCATTGCATCTTTCATAAACTCATCTTTAGCAATATAACCCTTCACTTCATCAAATGTAAGTGGATCTTTTTCGCTAGTATTATATGTATTGCGTACTCCAAGTAGCACTTGATTTGTTCTCATTCCAGCCTGTAAATACAAAGCATGATGCCCTTCATGCCATGGTTGATAGCGACCAAGCATAAGTGTTGTTGGTGCAGACCAATCATGTAGTTCAAACAAAGAAATAATTAAACTTGCTTTTTCGTATGAATCTTTTTCATGATCAGAAAACATAAAGTCAAATTCTTTTGGTGCTACAAACATCTTATTTGTATCTTTAAATCTGCCTTCTTTAATTGTATCCATAAAAATTAAAATATCTGGTTTACCAAATGCTTCTCTTGTCGCATCTGTTGGGCAAACAAAGTCTACAATAACTGGAGCAACTCCTTGATTGGCAATAAGTCTTGCCATAGCCCCCATACGCCTTGCTTGCTCTATGCGATCTTCAACGGTAAATCCAAGATCAGAGTTAACTGTTGCACGTACCTCATCTGCATTAAGATGAATAGCATTAATACGCTCTTTAAGGGCTTTTGCCAGTTCCGTTTTACCAGAGCCAGGAAGGCCTATAATTTGTATAATCATTGTTACTCCATTGTTAGTGCTTGCCAAGTAATTGACCAGTCTTGTTTGGTTTTATGCTTATTAAATTCTCTTGAGATTTCTCCACCCTCTAAGTATACACCGCCCCAAACGCCCCACTCTTTTCCAGATATACCATTTGCAAAACATATTTTTTTTACTGGACATTGTTTACAAAGTGCGTCAACATCTCTTCTAGATCCTTCGTGATCTTCATATTTATCAAAAAATGCGTTGTTGTCCATTCCTAAACACAAGGCTTCGTCTTTCCACAAATGCTGTTTCAAGATTAATCCTTATACTTATTTGGTATGTCCCAACCATTACGACCAGGTTTATAAATTCTATGTAAGTACCACTTATCTTTTACTCTAATGCCCATGGGAGATGTTTTAGCAACGTCTGATTCTTTTAAATCAATTACATCCCAACCACGCCACAGCAGATTTTTATTTTTATTTATAATTTTTTCCATTGTATTTAAACTTCTAATAATCATTTTTGTTCTCCTAATACCTAAAAAGACCAACATCAATATTGTTGGCTTCTGCAACTAAAACTAATTTTGATTTTGATTCTTTTGGACGACTTAAAAAAGCAAAATAATTAATTTGATTTATATTTTCACTTAACCATATTGGCGCAGCATTATAAAACTTAATTTTTTTGCCTCTTGCTTTCATTCCTCGTTCTGATAAATTAGAAAACTCTGAAACAAAGTGATTTATTCTTGATGGGCCAGCAGAGTAAATAATAAAATCATTATCTCCATCTTTCATGCCAGATAAAGCAACGCTCATGGCACGAAGGAATACGTTGTAGTCGTTAAATTCCTTTGTTCCCTGTACCGCTACTATCATTTGGTCCTACCCCTTGTTTTAAGTCATCAAGTATTGATAACATCTTATCTAATTCTTTTGTTGGCATATTTTCAATATCTAATGGTTTTATTGTTTCTTCATCTACCCTGCCATTTATGGCATTTGCAGTATAAAAAACATTATTTAATATCCAATATGCACTTCCGTCTGCTATTACGACCCTTAACATATTTTTTTGAATATGTCTTTGAGACTGCGTTATAACTTTAGGCTTATCAAACCTTTGCTTTGGAACAACATCTTTAACCATTTCATAAATAGAACTTTGTCTATATTTATTCTTGTTTAAAAATATCATCCTTCTTTTGTTTGATATTTTAATTATAGACCAATAAGACAGCAATGTCAAGCCTATAACTAATAAATATTCCATATTATTTAGTTTTTTTAACTGGTCCTTGGCTTAAACTTAAAACCATAGAGTTAAGTTTATTAACCTCAAGTTGTAGTTTTAATGACTCTAATTCTACGTCAGATAGTTTTTGCTTATAAAATCCTACTAGTTGAATCAATTCATTTTTTTCTAAATTTTGCATTGCCCCCTACTTTCTTAAATCAAAGGCAGTTCCCTGCCAAACCTTTTCTAGTTTTTTCTTTTCTCTTTCTACAATTGCACGGCTCCATGAAAACCCTGCATCTCCACCCCAAGCATCCCACATAATTCTTCCATTAGATGGAAACTCTGGACCATCATAAAAACCTTTGCCTTTTTTATCTACTTCGTGACGTGAAAAAAAAGAATACATTCTCTTAACAGTACTAAGAGACATTACTGATCCATTTACAATATCAGTTGCACGACCCCAACCTACTGGAGTTCCTGCTCCTTTAGCCTTACCGTCTGCTTTCCACTTTAAAGCACGACGAGCAGCAGCCTTCATACCAGATGTAGGAGTGTATGTATCAGCCATTTTTCTTATTATTCTTTTCTTGTTTGGCAGCACGTTTTTCTTTAAGAGTCATCTTTGGCTCTTTCTTTTTATTAGCATTACCCTTTTGTTCTTTATTTGCCATTACTTACCCCCTTTTTTTTTTTTGGATACGGACCAAGATCCGCCTTAACACTACCGTCTTTTCTTAAACGAACTATTCTTCCATTTTTTATTTGCAATGGATTAAATGCATGGTTTTTAAAGAAAGATGCTGAAGATTTTTTAGACATTATTTTTCCAATGTCAAAGGATCAAATGCTCCACCCCAAATGCTTTTGGTTGTAGATTTTGATTCTGACTTATATGTACCGCCACGGCGCTTATACTCTTGAACTACCCAAGAATTTGCTACAGCAGATGGATAAACATCAAATTTATCTTTTGCTGCTTGTACAACTCTTGCATAAAGTTTTGGATTAGATGGTTCACTACCACCACGTCTTGGTTTAATAAAATCTTCGTAGTTAGGTTTTTCTGCTTTTCCAATTTGGACTTGATACATATTTTCTAAATCTGATTGTTGAGGGGTTGCTGGAATTTCAGAATTACTTGATCCCATCTCCATTACCATTTCAACAGAAACAGATAGCGATTCAATCTTTACAACTTCTGACATGCGAACATAATAAACATATTCTTCTTCAGACCATGCACCATCTTCTTCTTCATAACAACGGACAATAACTGGTTTATCATCTTCAGCATATTCCATTGAATATTCAGAACCAGGAAGGCCAAGTAGTCCAGGATTTGTCATTACATATTCAACACGACCAACTTCAATTTCATCATCTTCATTAATAAACATAACAAAATCACCTTCTGTGACCATTGATTTTTCTACCGATGTAATTGATTTGCGAGCAGTACTTGCCCAAATAGCACGGGCCTGTGCTGCTGCACGAGCCTTTGTTGGGTGACATCCATGAACTGTTCCATCTGCGCTTACTGTTGGGAATCCATCGCATCCATAAGAGCCTTTGGCTCCTGCACGATATCCTCCTGCTGGCTTTCCTTTTCCTGCTGGCATATCAAACCTCCTAGGTTATATAACGATTATATCAGAGTTATTTTTTACGAGTTAAGCGTTTAAGTTCTTCTATAGCCCAGACGTCTTGCTTACGTAGTTTTGACATTTCTACAGGATCAAAAGACTTATTTGTAATTGTCACTATTGGCTCTTTTGCTAAGAAGTCTATGTCTACATAGCCTCTTTCCCATAATGAAAGTATTTCAGCATTAACTCTATTAAGATGGTCATGATAAAGTTCTGGCATTACCTGTTCAATTTTGGAGGTAAATGAATATAGTAATGATCCATCTTCAGAATCAACACCAGCAACTTCAAGTGCTCCTTCAAGAATTAACTTTTCAATCATTTCATTTTCATCTGAACTCATACTTTTCCCATCTGGATTAAAGATCCTTTTGAACAACTTCTTCATAGTTCCCCGTTTCAGCAAAAGTTAAGAACTCTTGCAACTTTTCTTTTGTCTGTGACCCCGTTAGTCTTTGTATTTCTTTACCTTGATTAATGATTATGAAAGTTGGTAAAGATCTGATACCAAATTGTTTTACTAATTCTATTTCTATATCAGAATCAATCATGTGAAATTTCAACCCATTCTTATCCCTGTTTATTTCATTTATTATTGGCTTAATATTTTTACATGGTTGGCACCAATCTGCAGTAAAGTAAAAAACATTTGTTAAATTTGTTATACTCATTTTAAAAATAATACTTCTTTCTTTTTCTGAATTTTTTTTTAATTCTAAATATGTTCCGTATTCAAACTCTTTTTCATTTCTTTTTCTCATACCTGGACAGTAAACTCTTGCTTGTTGCATACATTCTAAATGTAATGGATGTATGTCTGACAAAACAAATTGCCCTCCATGTCTTACTTCATTTAAATTTCTACTTTTCCATCTTGTAACATTTTCATCATTATTAATCTTTACTCCACAATAAGAGCATAAATTTTTATAATAAACAATGTCTTCATTTTCTTGAATTAGTCTTAGAAAACCATCTTCATCGTTTTTTGCTCTAGATTGCCAAGGAATAGGGACCTTTGCAGATAGTTTGTTATTAATACGATGTTTTTTTAAAACTTTAGAAAATGGTCTAGGTAGTCCAATAAAATTTTTAAATGATTCATTCCACTCAATATCACTAAAAACTTTATTTTTCATTTTTTTATTTACCAGATTTTGTTCTAGCCTTTTTTAATGCATCAAAGTCTTTAACTTTGGTTTCACCAAGATAACCCCAGGCATAACCATCATTAATCATTTTATTATTAACTGATTCAGATTCTCCATTTATATAAACCCAACCAAGAATGCGTCCATACTTTTCAGATGAATTCATTTTTTCTGTACGAATAACAATAGATTTTGCATCTTTAAGTTGTTTTTTTAAATATTCTTTAGCCTCAAGACCAAGAGCCTTTTCTGCTTTATCTGTTGTACGTGATTCTGGAGTGTCAATGCCAGCCAAGCGAACACGGGATGCAAACAAAATATCAAACCCTAAATCAATAACAACATCAATTGTGTCTCCATCAACAACATTTTTTACTTCTTCAACAAAATACTCGTACATTATATGCCCCCTATTGGTTTTTCTTTAATAAGTTTTTCACGCTCATCAAGAATTTCTACTAAAAAAGCCATCATTTTATTATGTGA